TCAACTCCCTCCGCCTAGCCTACCATTCCGCCCTCTGCGCCTTCTGGCAGAGGCTTTATCACTTCGCCTTTGACCAGTGCATTAACCACGAACGCCGACACAGCCAAATCCTTTGCTCCGAGATTAAAATCAAACCCTCTAAATTTTCCCGCTAATGGACACCACAACCGAACTCATTGAACTTGCTGGCCTTTCCAGCACCGCCTTAACCGCTACCGACGCCGCCAAGCTGCGCCGCGACGAGCTTCTTACCCTCGCCCGCAAGGGCACCATCGTTAAAACTGCCGATTCCGCCCAGCGTGCCGGCACCGTCTTGAAGGAAATCACCGCCTTCACACGCCAGATCGAGGCCAGCCGCAAGCGTGCCAAAGATCCAGTCATCGCCTTGGGCAAAGCGATCGAGGCCTTGGCTGATGAACTTTGCGCCCCCCTCACTGCTGAAGCGAACCGCATCGGTGGTTTGATTGCCTCCTTCCAGGAAGAACAGCGCCGGCTGGAACAGGAAGCCCGCCGCCGGGCATTCGAGGAACAGGAGAGGATCCGCAAAGAGGCAGAGGAAAAGGAGCGCCTTGCCCGCCAGGCTGCCGAGTTGGAAGCCCGCAAAGCTCGGGAAGCCCAAGAAGCCGCCGACCGTGAAGCCGCCGAGCTCGAAGCCAAGGCCGACCGCGCACGCTCCGCCGAGCGCCAGGCTCAACTTCAGAAGGAAGCCGCCGAGCGCCGGGCAGCCGCCGAGGAGCAGGCCCGCAAAGATGAAGCCGCCCGCAAGGAGGCCCAAGACAAGGCCGCCCGTGAACGTGCTGAAGCCCAGAAAGCAATGGCCGCCCAGAACACCGCGGTTTCCATGGCCGTGGCGCCCAAGCTCGAAGGCCTTACCCTTCGCTCCGAAATCAAGTTCGAGGTTACCGACATCCAGGCGCTTTTCTCCGCTCTCCCCGGGATGGTCTTACTCACCCCCAACAATGCCGCCATCAAGGCCCAGCTTAAAACCCTCCCTGAAGGCCAATCCCTCCCCGGTGTCCGCCACTGGAAAGAGGCCAAAACATCCGTCCGCTAAATTTTCCTCCCATGATTAAAACAACCATCACCGTCACCGCAACCGTCGAGCTCCCTTGTGGAGCTCGCCTTTTCCAGTCCTCGCACACCAGCGAAGGAATCCACGAAGAACCGGCCAGCCACTTTGCTGGGCTGATTACCCCCATCGAGAAGATCCTTTCCGATGCCCACCGCAAATTTCTCCCCACCGATGAAGAAGCCGCAGCCGATCAAGAATAATCCCATGAGCTCAACCGAAAACCCAATCCATGCGCCCGGCCTGCCGCCGCGCCACCACCTCCAAAAGGGAGACGAGAAAAGGATCCGCCTCGCCGGTGGCCCTTTCGTGGACTCCCACACCCTTGCCGACTTCGCCCTTTGGCACCGCCGGGGAATCAGTCAGGGGATCATCATTGACCGCCTCACCCTGCACGCCAAGGCGACCGGCTTTGACCCTGTCACCAACCTAGTAAAAAACCCGCTCCCAGCCAAAGGCCAGAAAGCGGGTTCACGATAGGTCCAGTCACGGGCCTACCTCCACCAGATCAATTTCCGTCAGAAAATCAAACAACAAAACCAATAAAGCCATGTTCGAGCGCAACGAATACGCCATCGAAACGGCACTTCAGGAAACCAAAAATATGAGCAACAATATCATCACCCTCGGCCAAATCACCGAGATGACCGCCGGCGACAAAGACAATCCCACTTGGATTAACGACGACTTCGAGGCCGTTGTCACCAACGTGAAGGAATCCAAGACCAAGACGAACAAGGTCTATTTCACGGCCTCCCTCCAAGATCCGCATTCCTCCAACATCACCCTGGACGCCACGTTCTGGATGAATGGCATCCCGGCCAAGCAAGGGAAGGTGTGCCGCTTCAGTGGCCAAGGCATGAAGCTGGAAGCCTACAAAGGGAACCTGAAGCTCACCGTGGGCGACAAGGCGACGATCAACGTCGTCGGCGCCGCCCAGAACACCGGCACCAAGCCCCCGGTCACCCAGACCAAGCCAGCCCTCGGCCAGACCCGTGCCCCGGCTGCATCTGGTAAACGCCCGATCAACGGCGCAACCGTTGGCATGGCGATCAATCAGGCGATTGGGATCATTAAAGACACCCAGCCGGACGCCCCGCTTTCCGGTTACTACCTGACGCCCGCGTTCGGCAAAGACCTCCACACCCTAGCGTCCGACATCATCCGCGTTTCCGCCTACCTTGAAGCTGGCAACTTGGCCGATCCTTCCAACAAGCGCAACACCCCTCCGCCGCCCCTTCCCACCCCTGATCCCGAGCCCCAGCAGGTTGCCGACGATGTCCCGCCTGATGCCCCAGATGACGGCGAAAACGTCCCCTTCTAAGAACATGCACCACACCAAACTAATCATCACCATCGAAGCCGAAACGCTGCTTCCACAAAATCCAACTCTCACCGCAGCACACCAAGAAGATGCCACGGCCCTGATTTTATGGAAACTGCAAAACACCTCTGAAATCTATAAATCCCTCTCAGCAATGAATGCTCACCACATTTCCACGAAAATCGAATTAACCCCCGTAAAATAATCACGACCATGGCTAAAGAAACTGGACACTGGTATGACCGCACCGGCAAAGCGTGCCATACCCAACCCTACGCAGACAAGAAGCGTGCCGGCGAATCCCGCCCCACCACGCTCAAGGATGCCCGCAACCTCAAACTCCTCCCATCGGTGACCGGGATCCTTGGCGTTCTGGACAAGCCCCAGTTGACCGACTGGAAGCTTGAACAGCTTTCCAAAGAATGGCGTTCCCGCCTTTCCACCATCACCACCCGGGCCAACGCCGGGCCCAATGACGTCACCTTTGCGATTGCCGACATGCTTGCGCGTGACCCGGACGAATTGCATGAGGAAGTCATGGACCATGCGTTCCGACAGGTGGAGCAGGCGGCCGACGCCGGCGAACTGATCCACAAGGCGGCCGAGAAAGCCCTTCAGGGGCTGGACTACAATCACGATGAACCCGTGTTCCTCCCTGAATTGAAGGCCAGCTTCCCCATGAGTTGCTTCATCAAGCCGGTGGAGCAATTCGTGAAGGAGAACAGCATTGTCCCGCTCGGGCATGAGGTTCGCCTGACTTGCATGAAGCACGGTTACGCCGGGACGGGTGACCTTCCCATGCAGTGCCCGAAGGGGCGGGGTTTTGGTGACTGGAAGACCCGCAAGACGAAGCCGGGCAAGCCGGTCAACGCTTACGACACCCAAGTCATGCAAATCGCCGCCTACCACGGCGCCCACTTCACCGCATCGGGTATCGGCCAGGCTTCCGGTTTCAATCTGTTCATCTCCACCACGGAGCCGGGCCGCATTGATCCCGTGTGGTACGATGCCCAAGAAATTCAGGACGCTTATGTGTCCTTCATCTCGCTCTGTAAGGTGTGGCAGTTCCTCAAAGGCTACAATCCCACCGCTTAACTTTCCGGCCACCCGGCCAGAACCAACAACTCCAACCATGGACATCACCAGCATCAAACTCACCCGAAACAACGTGCACATTGAGTACACGAACGAGGGCGACACCTACAAATACGACTCGGCGGACAAGCCGCTTCCCTCCTTTTACAAGGCCATGGAAGCCCTTCCCCCCCTGGTTATCGACACCCTTCAGCTTCCCAAGTCCTACATTGGCAAGAAGCCCAAGGCCGACGACTCCGAGCCCGGCTATCCCTTGACCGTCACCGGCATCACGATCCACACCAAAGGCGAATCCCGCCTTGTGTGTCTCGTTGCCAGCAAGGTCATCGACACCCCGAGCCCGTTCAACATCACCGTCCCCAACCGCTACATGGACGCCCCCACCAAGGAAGGCGCCAGTTCAATCCCCTACTCTGACAAGCAGGTCGCCCTGATCGAGGAAGTGATTGAAGAGGCCCGCAAATACCTGAAGGGCGAACGCGCCCAGGGAACGCTTCCCTTGGAGACTGAGGAGCAAGCCCGCGCTGAACCTGAAGACGGAAATCAGGAAAGCCTCCCCGGTACTGAGTAAACCCTAACACGCGCCGCCTTGCCCGCGTCCAACGGCAAGGCATCACTTTCCAGTCACACCATGTCCCTCGACGCATCAGCCATCAAAGCCCGTGTTCTCACCCAACTCGAATCCTTCTGTCACTACTTACTCCCAGCCGGGAAGGTTATCGGTCCGGAGTTCCGCTGTGGTTCCGTAGCCGGGGAAGCGGGAAAATCCCTCTCCGTTGCCCTCCGCGGTTCCTCCGCCGGCCTGTGGTGCGATTACGCCAGCACTAACGATAAGGGCGACGTCTTTGATCTTTGGTGCAAGGTCAAGAATGAGACCTTCCGGGATGCCTTCCCAGAAATCTGCCGTTGGCTTGGCGTCTCGAACCTTGACCGCCCCAAGCCCAAGCAAAAGCCCCCGGCGCCGGACACCTCCGGGCTTTCCGTTGAAGGTCGCATTTCCGCCTCCGTCCTTACCTATCTCACCGGCCGGGGATTATCCAAGGACACCCTGAAGACCTACCGCATCCGCAGCCACAAGCGCCCTTCCGACCATAACACGGACTTTGTGGCCTTCCAGTTCGATTGCCCGGCCGGTGACCCGGTCATGCTCAAATCCACCGGCATCAAGCCCAAGGCGGACGGGAAAAAAGACACCTGGACCACCGCCCCGTATTACACCCTTTGGGGATGGTGGACGGTCAAGCCATCGGACCGCGCCATAGTCATCACCGAGGGCGAATACGACGCCATGAGCGTGCACCAGCTAAATCCCGGGATCCCGGTGCTTTCTTTGCCGGCCGGTTCTTCAAACCTCACCTGGATCGAGAACGACTATGACACCCTCCAACGCTTTGAGAAAATCTACATTTGCACCGACGCCGACGAACCCGGCGAGAAGTGCGCCGTGGAAATGGCCAAGCGCCTAGGGCAAGCCCGGTGTTACCGCATCAAGCCCCCGGCACCATTCAAGGACGCCAACGAGTTTTTGACCAAGTGCACCGACGAAACGATGGACGTCCTCACCTGGTTCTCGGCCGCCACCTCTTACGACCCGCCCACGCTCCGCGGTTCCAACTCCTTTCGGGATGACGTGAAGGCCCGCATCAAACGGGAAAAAGCCGAGGATGCCCTGAACACTTTCGTTTTCCCTGACATCCCTTTCCAGTACCGCCCGGGCGAGTGCACCCTTTTGACCGGGTACACTGGCCACGGGAAATCAGAGTTCATGTATCAGTCCCTAGTCCATGAAATGGGGAACGGTGAAAAGACCGTGATTGCCTCGATGGAAATCGACGCTGCCGAGATGATTTGCAACATCGGCACCCAGTTGATCGGCCACAAGCCGGGAGACGACGCCGAAGTTGACCGCGTGCTGGACTGGCTCGACGGCCGCCTGTGGTTCATCAGCCCCAAGGAAGAAGATGACAAACCCACGTCATCGGCCGAGTTATTCGCGGATTTTGATTATGCCGTTTGCCGGTTCGGTTGCACCCGTGTGGCAATCGACTCCCTCATGTTCCTTGTGGGGAAGGATGACTATGAGGCCCAGGACGGACTGGCCAAGGCCTGCCGCACCTTCTGCCGCAAGAAGCACCCGCAGGCCCACGTCATCCTCATCGCTCACTCCGCCATCAAGCAGGGAGAGGAGAAGATGCCCACCGCCTCCGCCGTCCAAGGCTCCACCGGAATCCTCGCCCCGTTCAACAACATCCTCACCGTTTGGCGCAACGTGGAGAAAGAGGAGAAGCTGGAAAAGGCAGAGGGGAACGAGCCGATGATTGCCGAGGCCAACAAACTCCATGACGGGATCCTGAAGATTTGGAAGCAGCGCCGCACCGGTAAACGCCCCCGCGCCAAACTGTGGTTCAATCTGCAAAGCAAAACATTCAGAACCAAGCAGGATGATTCTCCACCTCCGACAATCGAAGTTTCTAAGCGCATAGAAGAAGCAGACCCATTCTAATTGACGCCATTGAGCGTTAATGTACTACTTCGACTAAGCGGACTCAAACCTCGCTTCAACGACAGGAACCAATTTCACCGACCCGCCTGAAGCTATCTATAGGGTAGCCGCGTTTGAGTCAGGCGGGTGCGGTGGATTCATACTCAAACATGAAAACCATACAGCTTACACGCGGACTATCGGCTAAAGTCGATGACTGTGATTTTGATAAAATATCTGCCTATAAATGGTATGCAATGAAGCATTCCCGCAGCGGTAAATTTTACGCTGCAAGGGCTGTTAGTAAAAGTAAATCACGGCGAATCATTTTAATGCATGCGCAAATAATGTGCACGCCAATAAGCATGGTCACAGATCATAAAGATTCCGATGGACTAAACAACCAACGGAACAATCTCCGTGTATGTAGCAACGGCCAGAATTTGATGAATAGAGGAAAGACCATTAAAAATATTGGCCAATTCAAAGGAGTTTACCCTTCAAACAGGATTAAAAATCCTTGGCTTTCTTCCATCACACTTAATGGAAAATACAAATACATCGGATCTTTTAAGACAGAAGAACAAGCAGCAAAAGCCTATGATGAATTTGCCAAGATTTATCACGGCGAATTCGCATCTCTAAATTTTCCCACATGAACGCACCAGTCACACCTCCCATCCTCTCCGATGAACAGTCCTCCGTTATGGGCGACATCATCCGTCTCGAAAATGTCCTTGTCACCGGGCCCGCAGGCACCGGCAAGTCCACCATCCTGAAGGCCCTCCGCCAGCACTTCACGGATGCCTACCTACGCCTCGCCGTTTGCGGATCCACCGGGATTGCGGCCGTCAATGTCGGCGGCCTCACCCTCCACACTTGGGCCGGCCTAGGAATGGGCGACGGCCCCGCCTCCACCATCGCCAACCGCATCCTCCACGGCACCAATCGCCGGGCCCTCGAAAACATCATCGGCACCAATCACCTTGCGATCGACGAGGTTTCCATGATCCCCGGCTCCCTCTTTGAAAAGGTGGACGAGATTTTCCGCCTTGTGCGCAAGAATGATAAACCATTCGGCGGGGTCCAGCTGATCCTCTTTGGCGATTTCCTCCAACTCCCCCCGGTTTCCTCCGACAATGCCAAGCCCGAGAAGTTTGCCTTCCAGACCGCGGCATGGAAACGCGCCGGAATTAAAACCCACATGCTCACCAAGGTTTATCGCCAAGCCGATGCCGAGACCGCCCGCGTGCTGAACTTGGTCCGGGTTGGTGAAGTCACCCCCGACGTCTCCGCCCTGCTTAATTCCTGCTACCGCAAGACCGACACCACCCCCGAGCACCCGCCCGTCATCCTCACCACCCACAACAAAGACGCCGACGCCATCAACGGCCGGCGCCTCGCCTTGATCGAAGCCAAGGCCTACGGGTTTGACGCCAAGGATGAAGGCACCGAGCGGGCCAAGAAGATCCTCGAACGCTGCCTGATGCCTACCCACCTTGACGTAAAGGTCGGCGCCCAGGTCATGCTTTGCGTGAACTATGACCAAGAGGTCGGACTGGTAAATGGCTCGATCGGGGAAGTTATCGCCCTCACCCCTTGGATGCGTGGATCCATCCCTACCGTGAAGTTCCAGAACGGTGTCACCCATGAGATTGAACCCTGGACGTGGGACATTCGAGAGAACGAGCAGAAGATCGGGAGCCGGACCCAGATCCCGCTCCGCCTCGCTTGGGCCATCACCGTGCACAAGAGCCAAGGCATGACCTTGGAAAAGGTAGAGGTGCACCTTGGCAAGGCATTCGAGTACGGCCAGGCCTACGTTGCCCTGTCCCGTGCCAAGACCAAGGAAGGCCTTTTCATCGCCTCCGGATCCAAGGCCAGCATCAAAGCCCACCCGGACGCCGTCCGCTTTTACGAACAAGCCACCACCCCAGCCGAATGAGCTCCGCCACCCGCACGATTAAAGTCCGGCCGGTCCATGGAGAACTGGGCCGGTTCCTGGTTGAATCATGGGAGCACCCGGACCGCCCCCACCAGGTTGACCTTCTGGCCCACGGCGGCCAAGGCGCTTGCAGTTGCACGGACTGGTCAACCCGGTGCCGTGGAAACCAGAAGCTCAAACCCTACGCCTTCATTCCCTACGGCACGGCCAAGAAACCAGATCCCGAACGACACGCTTGCCGTCACGTCACCGTTGCCCGGACCTACTTCATGAAGGAAGTCCTTCAGGGACTGGCCAAGCAACACCGGGGAGGCAGCCATGACGGCACCTGATTTGATCGGCCGCGTGGTCGCCTTCTTCCCCAAAGCGGATGCCGTTAAACGCGGCGTCCGCCAGCCGGGGACGGTCCGCTACGTTGGCCAGATCATCGCCGCCACCGATGCCCCGCCAGTGGGTAAAGGCAAAGTCCCTGACTTCACCATTACCGTCCGGGGAAAGACCGGAAAGACCGCCACCATTTCAATGACCCTCAACTACGCCACCCTCCACGACACTTGGAAATCCGCATCACTCGACACATGAAACCTCTCACCCTTCAAGAAAACCAGCGCCTCCTTCGCCAGCAGTTCAGCGCCTTCATGGAAACCGCCAAGACGGTTATGCGCCAACTCGACTCGGAGGCCGTGGAAAACCACGAATGCCGCCTTGCCAACGTGGCCGCCATCCAGCGGACCATTTGCGCTCACTTCGACATCCCGCTTTCCTCGATGTCCGCCCACATTCGGACCCAGACCTACGTTGTCCCCCGCCAAATCGCCATGGTCATCTCCCGGGAATTGACCAAGCACACCCTGTCCGACATCGCCCAGTG